GCGGGGCTCCCGCGTCCAGCACCAGCAAGGCGCAATTGCTCGGCGGAACGTCGTCATGAGCAGCGAGGACATTCCTCGTTCGCGGTCACTCGTGCCCGTACAAACGCAAGTGCCGATACTTCCTGGCGTGTCGCAACGCGTGTGGTGCACCGTTTTTTACTACAATCCGGAATGGCACCCGATGGAATTTGTCGGATACGCTCATTTGGCGCCGGCGCCGTCATAAATGCTCAACGCCGATGCCGTCGCCCGCTATGAGTATGCGAGCGCATCCCTCCTCGCCCAAGCACCAGCGATGGTGCAGGCCTCCTGGTACAAGCCGGACGATATCGGTTGGGATGACCTGCGTCTCCAGTTAGAGGCGCGGCTGTACGGGTTGAGGAACTGGCGGCTGTCGTGGTGGGAGCATTGGGCAAAGCTCGCCGAGGCAATTCTACCGCGCAGGTACCACTGGCTGATCGTGCCCAACACGATGTCGAGAGGGCTCGCGATCAATGGTGCGATCAAGGACCCCACCGCCTCTCAGGCCGTCCGCGTCTGCACCGCCGGAATGCGATCCGGCCTCATGTCGTCCTCGCGTCCTTGGTTCAAGATCAAATCAGGGCTAAGAAACTTCAAGCCCGACCGCGATGCCAAACTATGGTTCGAGGATGTCGAGGACCGCATCTACCGGGTGTTCGCGGGATCGAACTACTACCAGTCCGCGACACAGATGTTCGAGGACCTGATCGTCTTCGGAACCGCTCCCAAGATCATGTACGAGGACCGCGAGACGGTCATCCGCTGTTACAATCCGTGTGCCGGTGAATACTACCTCGGCGCCGGTTCGGATTTCAGGATCAACAGCCTTTACCGTACGTTCGTTCTGACCGTGATCCAATGCGTGCAGATGTTCGGCCTGGAGAACTGCGGGCCTGACGTGCAGAGCCTGTGGGAAAATAAAGCCGCTTCGCTCGAAACCGAGGTCATTGTCGCTCACGCGATCGAGCCGAACTTCCCGGCCGAGATGCCTGGAATGCACCCGAAGCTCGGGGTTATTCCCGGAGGTTTCACCTATCGCGAATATTACTGGCTGTGGGGGCGCAATACTCCGAAGCCTCTCTCGGTACGGGGATTCACGACCAAGCCGTTCATCGCCCCGCGCTGGGCCACGACCTCGAACGACGCCTATGGCCGCTCACCGGGCATGGATGCGCTGCCGGACATCCTCCAGCTCCACACCATGACGGTGCGCCAGGCGGAGGCGATCGACAAGTTGGTGCGTCCTCCGATGCTGGCGAGCGTGACGCTCAAGAACCAGCCGTCCTCGATCCTTCCAGGCAAGGTCACCTACGTCGAAGACGTGACCAAGGGCATGAAATCGATCTACGACATCAGGCTCGACATCGAGCACATGTCGGCCCTGATCGAAAAGATCGAGGGCAGGGTTCACAAATGGTTCTTCAACGATCTGTTTCAGATGATGGAGAACCTGGAAGGCGTCCAGCCGCGCAACGAGATGGAGATCGCCGAGCGTCGCGGGGAGAAGCTCCAGGTGCTCGGACCGGTCGTCGAGGGCGTCGAGAACGAATTGGCCGATGATATCCGCCGCGCCGTCACGATCATGAATCGCCGGGGCCTGCTGCCGCCCAAGCCGCAGTCGCTCCTCGGCGTTCCCCTGGAGATCGAGTTCGATTCCATGATCCGGGTCGCTCAACGGGCCGCCGAGACCGCGGTGATGGAGCGGTCCCTTACCGTGGTCACCAATCTGACGAAGGTCGTTCCGCAGGAGCACCCGGAGGACGAGATCAACCTCGGCAGGACGGTGCGGAAGTATCTCGACCTGACCCAGTTCCCGGTGGACTGCATGAACGGTGAGCAGGACGCCCAGAAGATCAAGGCGGCGCGCATGAAGGCGCAGCAGGATGCCCAGCAGCAGCAGGCGCAAGCCCAGATGATGACGCATACCGCGCCGGCCATGGCGGGGGCGGCGAAGACAGTAAGCGATATTGACGTGGGTGGAGGGCTTAATGCCTTGCAGATCATGTCCGGAATGGGCGGCGCAGCGCCCGGAGCAACCGGGCTGCCGCAATAGGAGCGCGATGTGGCACTGAGAGCACAAGGCGACGACTACGAACACAAGGCCGTGCATTCGGAGGACGGGCACAAGTTCGTGACTCAGCCGGCCGTGGCGGAGGGAAAGTGGGTTGGGCCGGTGGGGCCAGTAGCAGTCCCGAAATCTCACGCCGGGCCGCCCGCCAATCCGGCCGGGCCGCCGGCCTATGAGGCCGCGGCCCCACGGCCTGCGCTAGATGTCTCCGCCGGGTGGCTCGATGTGCGGGCATCTCCGCCGCCGATCGACACGGACGTCATCGCTTGCTGGGCCGATGGGAGCCGGGCTGGAGCAAGGCTTGTCCACTCGGCAAACGGACCCTATTGGGCCAGCAACGGGCTTGGTCGCGTTGAGCCATTCTTTTGGATGGAGATCCCAGCCCCGCCCCCCGGCCTCATGGTCAAGATGCGGCAGATCGCGGACCTGCAGCGACAGATCGACGAGATCAGGCGGTCATGAGCGCCATTGCCGACAAGCCCGAGCCCAAAGGCATCGAGGTCGATCGCCACGGTGATCCGATCCTCCAAGGCACCCGCATGCTCGAACGGGAGTCCTACGAGCGCATCATCGAAGGCCTGAAGCTCGCCGCCGACGCCTGCATGCACCTGATCCGGCAGGAGCCGGAAAGCGCACAGCGCTGGCGCGGACTGTGCATGCGATTGGACCAGTGCCGGCGCATCGCCATCCAGCATGCGGGCATCGATGACGTGATCCGGGCCAAGCAGACCGAAGACATGCGCGGCGACCCCATGCGCTGGCGAGAGGGCCGCAAGCGGTTCCGGGAAGGCCTAGTCCAGGCGGCCGGCGGCATGCGCCAGCTCGCGACATGCTTCCGCATGGATGTGGCGTGGTCGCACATGGCAACCATGCTGGAGGCCATGGAGCGCAGCATCAGGACGCCGAAGCTGATGCTGCCTCGGCGGCAACTGATCCTGCCGGCGACCTTCCACTGAAATACGACCGCGCAGCAACGCGGGTCGCGCGCGATGAAGTGGATTTCCCCGCTCCATCGTCCCCGGTGAATCCCCCGAGATTCCCCTGCTGTCGCGCCGGGCGTTGCTGACCGGGCGACGATGGAGACCGTGAAGATGGCAAAGAAAAATCCAAAGGTAATCCGCAAGACGCTCAAAGAACGGCTGGAAGAAAGCAGGGCCGCCGGTTACGTAGATGGTTTCGCCAACGGCGGCGGCGCGGCCAAAGCCGCATTCGGGCCAAGTTTCGCATACGGCAATGGCATCAACGATTTTATTCGCATGGTTCAAAGCTGGCCCTTGGCCGAGAACGCCGTCATCAGCATCGCTGGCACAGACTTGAGAGTTAATGTGAGCGCGGCCATTCCCGCGCGCCTGTTCAGGGCGATCGTCACCGAACTCCGACGACTGGGCTACTCTGGCCAATGACCGCTCCGTTTCGCGTCGCTCGTGAGCGCAACCTCGTCCATATCGACCGCAGGGCCGATGACGCCTTCCGCAGGGCGCTGATGGACGGCGTGCCCGTGAGCCTGCGACCGAAGATGCGCGAGGCGCTCGCAGCAATACCTGACGGCGGCTCGCACGCCCATGCGGTGCGTTACTTCGGTGACCGGCTGCAGGACATCGCCGACCGGGCCAAGCCCCTGGTCGACCGGCTGCACGAATACATGCAAACTCGCCTCGGGTTGCCCGGATTCCGCGACTGGCTGATCATGACGGGCTACACGAACGAATACCGGATGATCAAGGTGTTCGATGCATGGTCGGCGATGAAGACCGATGGCTGACACCCCCGAGCCCTACGACGCCACCGACCCTGCAGCCGAGGCCAACGCCAAACGCGACGAGGCACGCAAGGCCCGAGAAGACGCCGACGTGCTGCGCTCGATCATGATGAAGAAGACCGGCCGCGCCTGGATGCACAGGCTGCTGTCACGGTGCCATATCTACTCCAGCCCATTTGCGCCGGGGCAGGCAGACGTGACCGCCTATGCTCTCGGGGAAGAGAACATCGGCAAGCAACTGATGCTCGCCGTCATGACCGTCTCGTCCGAACTCTACGTGAAGATGATGGACGAACAGCGCGCGGAAGAGGACCGCCTCAACGAGGTGCGCCGCCGCGAGGAACGCAACCGCCAGCGGGAAGACGACGATATCGGGGTCAGGATGCAGGGCTTTGACTTGCCTGCACCGGGCACCGAGCCGAAGCCACTGGCATGAGGATTGATGAATGACTGAAGCGACGACGCAAGCCGCATCGCCTGTTACCGAGGCCGCGCCCGTAACTGAAGCCGTCACGCCGGCAGTAGAAGCGGCAGCGGTTGTCGCAGAAGCAGATGCCGCCAAGACAGAATCCACGCCGAGCCTCCTGAGCGCGGCGGAAGGCAAGCCCAAGGCCGAGGCGTCAGCCGAAGCCAAGCCTGCCGAGGAAAAGCCGGCTCCGGCCGAGGAAGCAAAGCCCGCAGAAACCAAGGCGGAAACCAAGGACGCCTCGAAAGAGGACCCCAAGGCAGAGGCCAAGGAACCCGCAAAGGACGACGCTTCCAAGGCGCCCGACCCGGCCAAGACCGCCGACGCTGCGCTGCAGCCTCCGGTGATGGCGACCATCGAAGACCTCAACCTGCCGGCCGACATCAAACTCGGCGAGAAAGAGAGCAAGGCGTTCCTCGATATCGTCAATGACGCCAAGCTCGACGCCAAGGCGAGAGGCAAGGCTCTGACCGAACTCTACGTGTCGGAAGCCAAGCGCATCACCGAAGCCACCGCGCAGCATCAGATGGATGTGTGGTTGAAGTACAACGAGAAGGAAAAGGCGGACTTTCGCGCCGATCCTGACGTTGGCGGCAACCGCGCTGACACCACGCTGACACTGAGCAAGGCATATCTCGAACGATATATGCCGCCGGAACGACTGGAGCGGCTCTTGAAGGCGCTGGATTACACCGGCCTCGGCAATAACCGGGACATGATCTGGCTGCTGAACGAATCCGCCCGAATGCTCAGTCTCGACAAAGCCGAAGATGGAATGGTCGCCGCCCGGGCAAAGGCGCCCGTCGTCAAAGGCCCCGGCAACCGCGGTTGGTATCAGGACATGCCGGACCGCAAGGCCTCCTAGACCTCACCCTTTCGCAGCAACGAAAGACTTCCCTGACGCGACTCCTCGCGCGGCGCAGCCGCGATTCCAGGAGTTGAACTATGGCCTTTCTCACCTTGGCGGACATCGGCCGCCGCATGGACCCGGACGGCAAGATTTCCGACATGGCGGAACTGTTGTCGCAATGCAACGAAATGGTCGACGACATGCCGATGGTTGAGGCGAATGGCCTCACCTCGCATGTGACCACGGTGCGGACCTCGCTGCCCAAGGGCAGCTACATCCGTTACTACCAGGGCACTAACTACACCAAGTCGAACGCGGCGCAGCTCGAGTTCGGCATGTCGCTCCTGCGCGATTACTCGCAGGTCGACAAGGAGCTCTGCAAGCTCGGCGGACAGGAGAGCGTCCAGCGCGAGAAAGAGGACGTGGCCCACATGGAGGGCCTGTCCCAGCAGCAATCGACCACGCTCGCCTATGGCAACACCTGGACCACGCCGGAACAGTTCACGGGATGGAGCCCGTATTTCAATACGGTCACTCAGGCGACCGCACAGAACGCCGTCAACGTGTTCGACTGCGGCGGCACCGGATCGAGCAATGCCTCGATCTGGATGATCGGCTGGGGCGACTCCACCGCCTACGGCATCTATCCCAAGGGCTCGAAGGGCGGTCTCGTCTTCGAGGACAAGGGCGACGTGGTGCCCGGGTTCGATTCGAGCAACCTGCGTTTCGAGGCCTATACGTCGCTGTTCCAGTGGCAGCTCGGCCTTGTCGTCGAGGACTGGCGCTACACCGTGCGCCTGTGCAACATCGACACCACCACGGCCGGACTGCTCGGTCCGACGCCTCCGGACCTGTTCGCGATCCTGTCTCGCGCCATCGTCCGCCTGCCGACGGCGGGACGTACTGTCTCGGGCATCACCAAGACCGATGCGCCGGACAAGATGGCACCGGCGATCCGGCTCAAGATGTACTGCGACCGCACCGTGCGCGCGGCGATGGACGTCCAGGCTATTA